TTCCCATTTTCGCATAAGCCTCGAACTCGACTTCGATAGCCGGGGTAATTTTGTAGGTCTCCACTACCCCGGACTCGAACGTAACTTTTAAACTTGCCATGTCTAGCCCCTTTTCTTATTTAGGAAGTCGCAGGCCAGGAAGTACGAGCGGTAACGTCGAAGGAAAAATCGATCATGGCTACCTCTCCCTGAGCGCCGTTTACTGGTGTGAAATTATTTACGAAGCAGCTACCCTTATAAATTGGGTTTGTAGTGGTTGCGGTTCCAGGTACGGAGTTAGTACCAGGGCCAACTTCAAACGCTGCAGAAGTGCCCTCTAAGGACTGTAGTACGGCGCGGGTAGCACCTGCAGCGATAGCGTCCTGAGTAAGGTACAGGGTGCCTGAAATAGTATCGCTGGTAAGACCTTTGAGGTATTTATGAGCTGTGTCGCCGCTCGCGGTTATTTCTAACTGATCTACGTTTGACGTAAGAGTAAGAGACGAAACCGCTACGGACATATCGTAAGTACTTAATTTAAAATAAGAATTTTGTGCATAATAAACGGTGCTAGACATTATTCTACTTCCTTTTCTTTAGTGGCTGGCTTTTCGATTAGTGCAATAGCACCAGTTTTTAAAAGGTTAGGTAAATCCCAGCCTTCTAAATCTTTTTCGGTAACGGTGCCGCCTAGACCTATCCCGGCTATTTCGTTATCTATCATTACTTTATAAGTATTCATATTTACCCCCAGCTCGAAATTATTTCTACGCCGACTTCAGTTTGAAGCAGGTTTCCTGCAGGTGTCTCTAGTATTGCCGGGGCGCTAAAACTTCCTACCGTCATTACTAAACTAGAAGCTGATAACTTAGCGAATATCGCTACTATAAAATCTTCTATATTTATCTGGTTACCCTGGTTATCAAGCATTGGCACTAGGCCATAAACTCGATAGCGGGCTATAGGTGCTATGCCTGTTTTTTGTCCAGACTGTACGACAATAAACGGGTCGTCATTGACTACTAAAACGCTGTTTGCAATAGGCGTTTGCGGGATAAAACTAAAGGTAGACCAGACCCCAGCATTAGTTAAAGCTGTCGCTAGCGCTGTCCTAAGAGTAGTAATAGCCGCTGGCATTTATCAGCCGATCATGCTTGAAGGATTTTGATACGGCGCGATAAGCCCGCGAACTTTTGCCAGGAGAGTGTTCCCGAGCGCGAACGGGTTACTAATGAATCCATCTATCGTTACAGTACTGGCCCCGGGCGCCTGGCGGCTGTTCCAAATTGTGCTAGCTATAGTCGCGGCAGCTTCTCTAATTGCCGGTACTGTCGCGTAATCTGTTGCGTGGAATTCTCCGGTAATCAAGCCGTAAGGTCTGACTACGTGAGTTAATTGGTCGCTAGCAGTTTTAGCATAAGTAAAAGAATAAATAGAAGTGCCGGTAATAGTTTTAGTACCGTTAAATACAGCCCCGGCGCTAGAGATTACTACCGACTGATCTACTCTAAATTCATGCGGTACTGGCGTAAAAATTGTAGCTACGTTAGAAGCTAGACCAGTAGCGGCGATAGGTACAGTATTAAACCAAAGATATTTTTTTATAATATCCTCGCTAGCTTGTGCGCACTCCTCGACCGTCGCGTCTAAATATAATGTGCCTATGCCAAGTAATACGCGAAGCTCAGCCATAGTTATATAAGTGGCAGCCATGCGCGTATCTCCTAACTGTTAAGGCCTAAAGCCTGTCGGACTAGGGACAGGCTCTAGGGTTCTAGGGGTTATCTCAGGTTTGGTTCCAGCATGCGCCGAAAGGAATCTTAGGCGCGATAGCTGCATAACCGTAGTAAAGAAGGTCAATAGTGCCGTCTGCTTGGATAGCAGTACGTAGCTGGAAGCGAGAGGACTCGTACCATGTCCAGGCGTCTGGGTTGATTACTACCATAGAGAAATCTCCGGTAGAAGTAGTAGGCCCTGCGTTACCGATTGAGCGGCTAACGAAAAGATTTAAACCAGGTGCAACGTTGCCGCGTAATGATTGAGCTGATACAGACCCGCCGCTGTTGCTCGGTTGTCCGGCTGTATAAATTGGGCGCCCGTTATCGTTATAGCCCATTAAATTGGTCCATTGTCCGGGACTCACTACTAGGTTTTGAGCAAACCCTAGAGATGAGCTGTAAACTGCTGCGGCTGCTGCTGCACCATAAGCTAAAAAGCCGGTAGCAGTATTAGCTTGAACGCCTGCCTGTTGTGCGCCTGCAGCAATAGTGCCGGTAGCAAACTCGTCGGTTACTTTAGCGTATGCAAATTCCAAATTCTGCATAAGAGCTGCCATGTAATTTGGGTTTGATCGGTCCATGAGCTCAATAGTCGTAATAGCGCGACCTTTAAAAGATTGGACTGGGACAGAGATATAAGTAGCGCTTAAAGAGCTTTCCGTAACTGCGACATTTTCCGCAATATTACTGACCGTAGGAACTGCCGTTACGCGGGGCAGCTCGAAACTCATGCCCTCGGATACTAAGGTTTCGCGAGATAGGGCTTCGATCATACCGCGATCAGCATTAGCGAGAGCGTTAATAACTGTCGTTGATTGAGGCGTTGGAACCATGCCGGGCGCTGTTGTTGTTGTGTTATCTGCAGCGGTTACGTACTGGCGAGAATCGTCGTTACCCATAGCGGCTAAAATTGAGTGCTGTAGGTAATCGACTTTATTTTGAATTGGGTTACGTACAGAAGCGTAAGCTACTGCGGTAACTGCGGGGCGTGAGGCTTCGACCTTTTCGGCTTCTACCTCGGGTGCTGGGGTAGCGTTGTCCACGCTGGCCTCACTTTCGGTTGGTTGGGTTTCTGGGGTTTCCTCTACTAGCTCAGGTTCCGGCTCACTAGCAGCGACAGAAGTTACAGCCGCAGAATTAAATGCGGCTGCCTGAACTAAACTTACATGCTCGAGCTTAGCGTCCTGTATATATAAAATGCCGTCGCGTGGCTGACTAGCAATTACTTTAACGCCGACACTAAGGCCGCTGCGGAGATCCTGGCTAGCTTCTACCAGGCTGTCATTACCCCGGGTAGTTTCAGCTATACGAAAACTAGCCATAATTTCTGTGTCTGTCGTAGTGAACTGTATTGCTCGTCCTATTGGCATTTTATCGTCATGCTCTAGAGTTAATTTAATTTTAGCTGTGTCATGAATTTTTATAGAACCGCGTTCAAAAATTACGCGCCCGGCGCTAGTGTTACCTACTTCGGTATCGAACGGCACAATTTTACCGCTAATAATTCTACGGCCTTCCTCACAAACTAAATCCTGATTAAAGTTAATTTCCATTTGTAGAATCTCCGTTCGGGGTTAGATCCTCCATAGCTTTAGCTTGATCTAAAGTTATGAGATTAAGGGCTAGCATTTTTTCTATAATTGCTAAACGTGTTAAAGCGTCAGACCGTAAATAAGTTTCATCTATTGAAAAGCGCACCAAATTTTGACTATTGGTTATATCGTTCATGCTTAACCTGTCCTCGACTGCAGCGTAAAGAGGTTTCAAAGTCATATCGACAAATTGACGCCTCTCGTCCATGACGTTGGAGTAGGTCATACTATTATTCATATCTGCACTTAACATATAAGCCGGTACGTTGCAAAGTCTCGACAGTTGAGTGCAAAGCCCTTGGGCGGCTTCCGAATACATCATGTCTTTGGGACTAAAGCTAGTAGCGTGATACTGCAAACTCGCAGAGAGAAAAGCCGTACTACGTTGTTGCCTGGCAAGTTTCCATTGTGATAATAACCCGGTAATTTGTTCCTCCGGGAGATCACTACCGGCGTTTGAAATATACCCCGACGGGATCGGAGTTTGGGCGCTTACCGCTGCGGCCTTTTCTAAATCTAAAGCTGCGCGAATTGTGCGCCCGCCATGATTTAAAATACCGTCGTTAATTCCCTGGTAAGTAATTAAAGACCCCACGCCAAAATTAGGACGCGCTACACCGTCTACTAAATAATTTTGTACCTCAGTATTATTTTGATTTAAATTAAAACTAACTCGATCATTATTAACAAACGCGAACGCACTCGGACGCCCGTCGAAATCGTACAGCTCTGTAACTTCCCAGTAAGCCACCCCAAAAAAGAAAAGCGCGTCAATCGTCGCGCTCAGGGTAATGCTTCTAGGCTGGCGATAATCTGGCTGTTCTAACCAGCGAGGTGAACCTAATTCCTGACCTGTAGATTTACGAAATAAGTGAACGGGCAAAGTGGAAATTGTGCCGACTATTAAATTACGTGCGCGGGCTATCGACGGTACCGCCATAGCTTCGGCGCGAGAAATAAAAACATTAGGCGCATAAATAAAATTACTTACAGTAGAGTCCATTACCGGCGGGTTAAATTGCGCGGTTATGCTTGGAGTACTGTAAACTGGGTCTGCGATAGAGTCTACTAATTTGAGAGTCTGTAGTATTCCCACGTTAGGCAGTATATACCTAAATTTACTAATATGTCCGATTTAGTACGGCGTGTCTAACTTATTATAATTTGAGCGGTAGCCTGCGGCTGAGTTGCGTACCAGCCGATCATGCCAGCGCTAAGAGCTGCGCAAATTTCCGACTGAGATTTACGCCTGACAATTTTCCACCCGTATTCTGTAATTTTTGTAGCGCAGGCGTTTATAGCTTCGGTTAATACCGGGTCTCCATTATGGACTATCTGCCGGTGAGTCATAAGCTGAGCAAGTCTATTACTGGCGTCATTTTGCGCCCGGCCCGAGACGTCTAGTAATTGAGTGCCACTAGACTTTAAATAATCCATAACGTTTTGACTTACCCATTTATCGTACATAAGCACCCGGGGTTTAAATTTTAAAATATGCGCGTTAATTTCGCTAGCTAGTTGCCTATCGTCTAGGGCAGTTTGGGACTCAAATACCTGCAGGACTTTAACCTTAATCCTAAGATCGTCTATTTTTTGACCTGCCACTAAAACCCCGTATTTATGCGTATAGCTTTTATCAAAAGCGAAGTAAGTCGCAGGCCCGGGCGTTACGTCGGAGTCTTTATCTAGGCAGGCGTCCCAGGCGCCAGGTTCAAACGGCGACGCCAGGTTATCCACAAACTGACAAAGTACCTCGACCCGAAAAGTCATAGGGTCGCTGGTAGCGAGTGAGTGTCTTAATACTTCCTCGGTCATGGTATGACCTAAAGCCGGTACAGCTT